CAAAGGTGCTATACTTATCACAACGAGAGACAGTCGATCTCTCTTTCATCCGTGGGTTCAACTCCACGAGTCACATAATTAAAGGTAATTTTTCAAATGATCAAAACTGTATTTGCAGCAACCGCTGCTCTGTTTGCTTCTGCTGGTGCTGCTTTCGCTGGTCCCTACGTTAATGTAGAAACCAATGCTGGTTGGACTGGTTCTGAGTATAACGGTGCTGGAACGGACCTCCACGTAGGTTACGAAGGCGCTCTGGGTGAGGCTGGTTCTTACTATGTCCAAGGAGGAGCTACTGTGTTGACTCCTGACGGTGGCGACAGCGACACTGTTCCTTCTGGTAAGGCAGGTGTTGGATTGAGTCTGACTGAAGCACTCGGTGCATATGGTGAAGTATCCTTCGTAGGTTCAGGCGACGAAGATCTTGACCGTGGTTACGGAGCTAAGTTGGGCGTCAAGTACAACTTCTGATAAATAATGTGGAGACCTTTCGTGCGGTCTCTACGAAAGTCGGAACACCCAATGGGACTCTTAAAGAGTCCCTTTTTTATTCTAGAGGTATTATGAATTTTGCTGTATACACTCGTAATGGATGCCCATATTGCACAAAGATCAAGACAGTTCTTAGGGCAAAGGGATATTCTTTTACGGAGTATCGTTTAGATACTCATTTTGATAGGAAAGGATTTTATGAACAGTTTGGTGCTGGTAGCACATTCCCCCAAGTTCTGTTAGACTCTAAAAATCTTGGAGGTTGTACAGAAACTGTCAAATATTTGAGAGAAAACAACTTAGTTTGATACTAAATATTTTTAGTTAAAACAAAGGAGGGGTTGGTTTCCATATTATTGTAAACGGTTAAAAACGGGGGAAACCATGTTAATTGCACTAGCAGTTTTAGTTACTATCGGAGCATTCATTTTAGGAATTACAGTTTCTTGGTTAGCAAAGGGGTACGTAGAAGATTTCATCGAGAACGCAGCATATGCGAAATCAGTCACACATCCTGAAATGTTCGATGAAGAAGGTAACATGTTACATGACGAACTTATTTACATCAGACAAGAAAATCCATTTTGGAATTTGGAGGATGATGGTGATGATGAAGATTAATTAAAGGAGTTAAATTATGCCACGCAGTATGGAAAACAGTAACCCTAGGTTACTGTTAAGTGAGATTTTGAGAAAGGTCTCTAATGCAAAAACTAAACAGGAGAAGGTTAATCTTCTCCGTAGACATAACACTGTTGCTCTTAGACAGTTGCTAGTCATTAATTTTGATGATAGCGTTGTTTCTATGATGCCAGAGGGAGATGTACCTTACACTCCTAATGATGCCCCTGCAGGGACAGATCATACTCGCTTGGAGCAAGAGTATCGTGGTTTATATCGTTTCTTCAAGGGTGGTGCTGATAAGTTGCCATCATTGAAGAGAGAATCTATGTTCGTTCAACTCTTAGAAGGACTTGCTGGTGAAGAAGCAGAACTTATAGTTCTTGCAAAAGACGGGAGAATTACTGAGAAGTATAAGAGAATTACAAAAGCAGTAGTTTCTGAGGCATTCCCTCAGATCGAATGGGGAGGTCGCTCTTGAGAGTTATCTCTAAAGAATGTGATCCATCTTTAGCAACAGATAGATCACTCCCATATACAGCATATCTCATTGAATATTCACAAGAAGGTATCACTAAGTTTGATATTGTTTCTTCTAGTAAGCAAGTAGAAATTTTTGATTATTATTGGGATCTTTATAAAAAAGATTTTATTAATATGACACAAACTGAAGGTAGAACTAACCCCAGACTATGGCAAGATCCAAACGAGCCAAAGAAAGGCAAGAAAAAGTGACTGTTTACTTTGACCAGCGTGCTTTTGCGGAGAAAGAACGAGAGAACGAAGAGGAATTAGAAATCCTAAAGAAAAAAGAGGAGGGTGCAGCTGCTGTTATTGCAGTCTTATTTTTCTTTGGCAAACCTCTGGTTATTATGCTATTATGGAACATGCTGATGCCAGGTATCTTTGGTATTACTACCATCGGATACTTCAAGGCACTTGGTTTGTACCTTCTCGCCCGTATTATTATCGATAAGAATGACTAAAGTATGTTTGATCTCTGTTACTCCTGATGCAGAGAAGACAATTGGATACATTGCTCGTGTGAGTAATCCAGCAAATCAGGAGAACCCAAAGATTTCAGGATTACTAAAGTATTGTATCAAGCACGGGCATTGGTCTGTGTTTGAGCAAGCATCTATGACTCTTGAAATCAGTACCACTAGAGCAATCGCAGCTCAGGTGTTGCGTCATAGGTCATTTACATTCCAAGAGTTTTCTCAGAGGTATGCTGACAGTTCTATGTTGGCAGATAAAATTGCTATCCCAGAACTTCGTCGTCAGGATACTAAGAATCGTCAGAATAGTATTGATGATATCGATCCTTTCAAGAGACAGAAGTATGAAATCTTGATGCAACATCACTTTGAAGAAGCGATGAAATTGTATAAGGATATGCTGGAAGATGGTATTGCAAAGGAATGTGCAAGAAATGTGCTTCCTTTATGCGTAGGGACAAAAATGTACATGACGGGAAATCTCAGAAATTGGATCCATTATATCCAACTGCGTTCCGCCAATGGCACCCAGAAGGAGCACCAAGAGATTGCACTTGCTGCTCAACAGCATTTCATCTGTCAGTTCCCAGTCATCTCTGAGGCGCTTGAGTGGTGCCCTGACGGCGATTGCAATTGCTCTGAGCAACTGGATGAATGTAATTGTATTCAACCTGCTTTGAGGATTGACTGATGTATGAAGAACTAAATTGTTTTGAAGAGGCACTTAAGCACTTCGGAACAAGAGTTGAAATTCTCACTGCTATGGAAATGGCAAAGAAGATATCACCTGAAGATGCCTATCAGATGATTAAGGATGAACTCAAAGAAGTTAAATTATGTCGTAAACAATTCAAAAAGGACAAGTGATATGCCACTATACAATGTACTAAATAAGGTCACTGGCGAAAAACAAGAGTTTCGCTGCACCGTTGCTGAGTATCAGCAATGGCGTGAAGACAATCCTGATTGGGACAAAGATTGGCACGCTGGTGTCGCAGGTACAACCTACGGCAACCCTAAACAATCTGATGGTTTCAAAGAAGTAATGTCTAAAGTCCAAGCAGCACACCCTCGATCAAACCTGAGTCGGTTCACCTAAATTATGCCAAGAGCACGTAAAAGGAATACTACAAGTAATCCTGTCCCTTCCAATATGTCTGCTAAACAGATCCGAAGAAAGAAACCTATTGATAAGTCCTACATGGTGGACATCAATCCTTTGACTCCTAATCAGGAGACTGTGTTCGAACAGTATGCTGAGGGACAGAATATTCTTCTGCATGGTGCCGCAGGTACGGGTAAAACTTTTATCACTTTGTATCTTGCTTTGCAGGAGGTACTTGACGAGTTTACACCTTATGATAAGATATACATTGTAAGATCTTTAGTTCCTACAAGAGAGATTGGTTTCCTTCCTGGTGATCATGAAGATAAATCAGCACTTTATCAGATTCCATACAAAAACATGGTAAGATACATGTTCAGTATGCCTGACGATAATTCGTTTGAAATGCTTTATGACAACTTACGAGCCCAAGAAACTATTTCTTTTTGGTCTACTTCTTTTATCCGTGGAGTTACTCTTGACAATGCTATTGTTATTGTCGATGAATTCTCAAACTTGAACTTCCATGAACTTGACTCTATGGTCACTCGCATCGGTGAGGATTCTAAGATTATGTTCTGTGGTGATATTACTCAATCTGATTTAGTTAAGAGTAATGAAAAGAATGGGGTCTCAGATTTCATTCGGATTCTTCAAGCAATGCGTGAGTTTACCTGTGTTGAGTTTGGTATTGATGACATCGTTCGTTCTGGTTTAGTCAAATCATATCTCCTCACTAAGTACAATTTAGGTTTTTAATGTTCAATTTTATTAATGTAAACCTCACCGAACATGTTGAGGTTGATCCAGTGACTCGTAATGGGACTAGATTTTATCCTATTCCTGGTGCAGATAAATATTATCCGAGTGTTACCTCAGTCACATCGTTTAAGAACGCTCAGTTCTTCAAAAAATGGAGAGCTAAAATTGGTGAAAATGAGGCCAATCGTATTACTGCTAGAGCAACACAGAGAGGCACTGCCTTTCATAATATCACTGAAGATTATTTCAAAGGCGACTTAGATATAAACAAATACTTGGAAAATAACCCATTATCTGTTAGAATGTTTCAGTCAGCAAAATCAACGCTTGACCGAATCAACAACATTCATTGTCTAGAAACCTTTCTTTACTCACATTATCTTGGACTCGCTGGTCGTGTAGACTGTATTGCAGAGTTTGATGGTGAGTTGGCAGTAATCGATTTTAAAACTTCAACCAAAGAAAAAAAAGAAGCGTACATTGAAAATTATTATGTGCAGGAAACTGCATATGCAGCAATGTTCCTTGAGCGTTCTGGTATAGAGGTAAAGAAAATTGTCACACTTATCGCCACTGAAGAGGGCACTATTCAAATATTTCAGAAGTACAATCTTGATGACTATTTACAATTACTCAAATCCTATATTGAAGAATTTGTTAGGGGAAACACAAATGCCTGAAAAACAGTTAGAAGATAAGTTTCTAACGCCCATCAAATTTTCTCAAGAGATTGAGCGTTTGGTTAAGCGTAGTAACGGTCTCATTTCATATATTGAAGCAGTCGTAACTTACTGCCAAGAAAATGAAATTGAGATTGAAACTGTTCCTAAACTGATGTCAAAACCACTCAAAGAACGCTTGCGACATGAAGCAGAGCGTCTAAACTACATGAAGAAACGATCTAAAGGAGTCTTACCACTGTGACTGGTTATGAAGTGTACAAAATGTATCTCGCATTACGAATGCACTTCACCAACGATAAGTATGATTATGTAAAGTATAGAGGCAAAGTAAATGCCTCTGAAAAAGCATTTGAGCAAAGGCGTGATCGTTATTTCTTTAAAAAATTAGCAACAAGGTATAATCAGGATCAAATCCTAAATTACCTTGTTGCTAATTTTATGAATGATTCTAATGGATATATACAATCTTTTAGTATCGGCAATTACGAAAGATGGAAAGCACAACAGGAATCCTTTTGTTATAAATTTAGACAGGATGTGGATTTATTATTAACATACTTTGAATCTCCCTATCAGGATAAGTTTGATAAAATATTTGAAGTGAAGGAAGGATCTCATCCACCTCTCCTTAGACATTATCTATCAGGAGAAATATCATTAGAAACATTAGTTGTATTTGAGACATGTTTAAGATATATTGGAAAGTTTGATAAACAATTAAAAGATCCGATCTGGAAAAGTATTAAAACTAAAGTGTTAAATTATAAACCATTTTTAAACATTGATTGTTCCAAATATAGACAAGTAATATTAACAGTTATAAGGACAAAGTTATGAGTTTTTTTCAGTCAGAGCAAGTACAAACAAACTTGCATGATATTTTCAACACCTATCAAGAAGTTGCAAATATGACTCCACAACTTGCTACTATGAACAAGCAAGAAAAGTTGGATCATATTGAAGATTGTAAGATTCTTATCGATAAACAGAAGAATTTTTATGGTAGACTATGCCTTGCTGCATCGGAAGATCCTGAAGCAGCAGACATGAAGACAAGGATCAATGCATTGTCAAATGCATTTGGTTATAAAGACCTTGCTGAGTGCATGGATGCTATGGTGCAGACACTTGAAGCAGCGGCACAACGCGAGGTTGACTAAGACTACATAGTATGCTACGATGATCTAGTAGCAAACAAAACACACACTCAATACGGAGAATACGAACATGTCATTTGCCTCTCTCAAGAAGGCGTCTTCCAAAGGCGATACCTTTGCAAAACTCACCCGAGAGATTGATAAACTGAATCAGCCTGCTGCTGGTTCTTCTGCCGACGAACG